AGATGTTATATGTAGTAATATTTTAAATACAGGAATTGATATTATAGCTACTGAAAAAATAGAAAAAAATTCATAATAAAATTATTAAAAAAGAGATATATAAAGAGAAAAAAAAATTAAGAGAATAGGCACGAGCGTGCTTTGCACACTCGTGCCCTCTACGTGGTAAACGTGCTATTGGACAGCGAACCATTTGCACTTATTGCGCTCATACCTAAAAATACGTGCACATACGTAAACGCATGCGCACGCACATTTAGGTATGCTTATAAGTGCATGTCAAAGTGTGTCACTTTGCCTATAGTAGGACAAGATAATTAGGAAGCGTCGGTTACGACGCTTTGCTTCGCACAAAGATGTAAGGATTACATACATCACCAAGCAGTATAACCAATAGCATCTGCAAAATTAGTCATGAAATTAGGTATAGACAGACCAGAACCCATAAAGCCAGGGGTTTGAGCAGCGTTAAAGGCACGATTGCGGGAAAAACGATTAGACCAATAAGTATTAGAATACTCATTGCGCCTAAGCATAGAGCCGAACTCGTAAGGATTTTTACCATAGTAACCAAGAGTCTTTTGCAAATCGGCGCGGGAAGACTTATAAACGTCATCGAATAATTTAGCTTTCATATCATTATCCAATTTGATACCACGAGTTTCTTCGGCAGCCTTATAAGCTTGTTGCATAGCATAGAACTCATTAGCACCATTAAGAGAAGCACGAGTGGAAGCCTCGTAGAGGTCCATAAGAACTCTATCATCAAACCATTGATACTCCTTTTGCAAGAGGTTAGAACGTTCATTTGTGAACGCTTGTTCGGTCATGAGGTTAGAAATTGTTTGAGCAGTAAGATTATTTTGCAAACGACCTTGTTTGAAACCATAGTTAAGCATATAGTTATTTTCAAGCCAAATTTTAGCATATGACTCTTCACTATTTTTAGACATCCATTTAGATGTTGTAGTATCGTGTCCAAGTTTTTCCAAATTCTTATCCAAAAACGCACGAAGATATGAGTTTTGAATATTTTGGGCATCAGTCTGCGAATCAAGATTAGCAATTTCGGAACGTTGTTTAGCATACTGCATAGCAGTTTCATTGGCAGATTGCAAAACACCTTGAATAGACTGAAGAAAACCGAGTTTTTCCTGTGCAGGATTTTGCATAGTCGTAGGTTGTGCATTTGCATAGTCAGCGGAATCAAGTCCACGAGCGTTGCCAGCGTCACCTCCATCAAGCATAAGGTTTGGATTTAATCCGGCATCAAGCAAGCGCTGGCGTTGAGCGGACGGAGTGTTATAAGCGTTCTCACGATTCCATTGCTCAATATTCCAATCATTTTGCTTTGAAGCAAGAAGATAGTTATAGGCATTAGTTTCACGAGCAATAGCCAAATTAGCCTTATTAGTTCTATCGGTAGATTTACCGAGTTTACCATCTTTGTATTTATAATGACCTTGTAAGAGTTGATTATAAGTAGAGCGGTCAAAAGATGTAGAGCCGTTTCCAATCGAATTTGAAGCCATAAGTTACAAATGTTAATTAGTTAACAAAAAAGCGAGGAAATAGGGGGGTACGCACCCCCCTAAAACCCCGCGGTGTTTTTCATAGTTTATTATTCCTTAGTTTTAGGTTCGTCCTTAGTTTTAGGTTCGTCCTTAGTTTTAGGTTCGTCATTAGACTTGGACTGGGCAACATAACGCTCGAGCGAAGAACGCATATTAGCGGTATTTTGCCGGAGATAGTTATACCAATCGGAAACCTCAGAAAGGGACTGAACATATTTCGACTTGATGAACGATGCCAATTGCTCATCACTGAATTGTGCGCTGAGATTAGGCGAGTTATTAGGGCGAACGTCATTAAGCCAAGAGCGAAGTGTATCTACACCGAGAGTCCGCTCCAAGCGGTCTTGATTAAAGAGTAAGAAGACATCATTATGCGAGAAGACAATAGTCTCATCACCTGTCTTGACTTCAGTGTGAAGCAGTTCATGAACGGGCGATTGCTCAGCGAAAATTTGTAAAGGTTGGTCGCAAAGAGGACAGCCTTTGAATAAACGTGTATCTGACATAGTCGTAAAATTTAAAGTGTGAGTTGAAATTAATAAGGCATGCCGTCATAGTCGAGGTTACGAACAGCCTTGACATCGAAGAATGAGTTGATGAGCAAGCAGTCAGTATCGACAGTACTATCCGGAGAAACAAAGAAAATAGACTTACTACTAAGAATCCAAGGATTGACCTTTAGGAAAGGATATGAATAGTTAAATAAGAAGCGTCCGTCTTCACCGACAAACATGTCGCGGAGGTAATCCGGAGAAATAGGAGCAACCCAGTGTGTCATAGTAGTACGAAAAGCACCATTGACAACATCAATAGAGGTCTTCCACGGGAGGTAGCGAGAACCATAACCTACAAAATCAGTAGGTAGAGTAATATCACCACCAGATTTTTTATTCTCGAGGGTGTAGCGGTCATTACTGATAAGAGAACCAGAGAAAGATTGCATACCAATACTATCGAATTCCGGAATAGGATAGTCGTTAGCATCAGTAGTCAAAAGGGTTTGGTCAATACCTGTATAATCATAATCGAGAAGTGGAACTGCATGATAAATACACATCAAAATACCATATTCGCCTTTAGACTCAAAATGAATCTCCTTAGAGTTATTAGAGCCAGTGCCGTTACCTTTGATATTAGGTTGAGCGTCCGGAGTATCAAGAGCTGAATTAACTTCTTCGTTTATATCGATATTAGAAGACGAGCCACCGAGGTAGGTAGAAAGGTACCCAAGGTGATTAGACGGGCGGACACCAAAATGCTTATAGATTTGTTCGCAGTAGTCGTGACCATCAGGCAAGGATATTTCTTTCCAACGCTGAAGCGCTTGTTTTTCACGAAGTTGAAGAATATCGAACGAAGCAGAGAATTTTTGAGCAACGTTAGAAGCAACAAGAGAAAAGTTATGGTTGTGCGGAGAATTAAGCGAAGAACCATACTGAAGCGGAGAGCCATCGACTTTAGTCAATAAATTACCTTGAAAACCATCGACAGTAACAAATTCAGACGGAGAAACAAATGACTTATCTTTAGAACTATAGAGACTTGCAGTAGCCTGAGAAATAGAACCTTGAACGGAAGATTGAGAAGATGGAAGAGTACCATCAGAAACAACAGAAGCCACGTCACTATATTGTGATTTCGGGAGAAGCCCCATTATCATATCCTTTTGCCAATTACAATAGCGGAGGTCAAACATACCAAGCTGATTGAAATAGGTAGAGGTTGCATCATGGAGAATACCGGAAGCCTTGAGGAAATTAAAGCGAGAGGTGTCTCCATTATAAACAGAAACGTAGTCTATATTATAAGCAGATGGATTCGCAGATTCCCATTCGGGACGGCGGAAAAAGTCTTGGTAGATTTTTTGATAAGCGAGTAGCGGAAATGGTGATACGGCAAAATTTTTAGCATAACAGCCTTTTTGTTTTACAGAGGTTGACGATGGGAAATCAGTAGCAATTTTAATGTATTCATCAGTAATACGACCATAGCCAAGGTAAGACATTAGTTTACCAAAAAGATGCGCACGGCTGAAGCCGAAGAAGTTATTACCGCGAGACTTGTCTTGAGCGACAATAGAGGAGGGGTTATATCCGGTAGAAAGACCGGTAAGAACAGAGGGCGCACCTTGGTCAACAGAACCGACTTCAGCCCAAGGAGCAAAGAGTTGCTCGAGAGTGAAATAAGGGAGTTGAGAAGAAACAGAAGCATTTTGCTTAAGCGAAACGGCAGACACAGGATTGTCTTTCATTTGAGTAATAGCAGTGGGAAAGTTTTTCCAAAGCAAATGCATAGGCACAAAGAACCAATCATAGTACTCTTTAATACGAGTATAAGCAGCGGTAGAAACCGGCTGTGTACGGGTAAAGTGTTGGACTTGTGCGGTGAACTTATCACCAGGGATTACGAATTTCCAATAAACGGGCAAAAGCTCTCCGACCTTAGCGGTGAAAGCATTTTTGTTAGAAAGGTCAAAACCACTTCTGTGTGTGTGGTTTTTCAAATCTTTGAATTGAAATAAGGATTTAGACATAAATAAATGAGTTAGTTAATAAAAAATATTGTTAGCGTCATTGTGCATTTTACGAATTAGTTTACGCAAGTGTATTTCAACGTCAGAGACATCGAAGGACTTAGCGATATTAGATAGTTGGAGGACCGAGTAGTATGTAGTACGTCCATTCAGATACGTAGTTACGAAATCATGGTAAGATATGCGTAGGATTTTATGCCAATTGTCAAGGTAAAAAGGCAAGAGATTACGGACATAAGAAGATTTATCGGTGCAAGCATCCGAGAGGGCGATTTGAGCAGAATAGAAATCAGAAAGTTGACGGAGAGCAACGTCAGACCAAAATTTATAGATAGAGCGAACTTTATCTAAGTTAGTATCATAATCGACAGAGCCGTCACAGCAGAATTCAATGAAGTGTTTAGAGGTGTATAAAAGGGATTCTATGCGCTGAATTTGTTGCGGATAGAAACATTTAACGGGTTTGAGACCGAGAAAATAATAGAGCCAATCAAACATAGGGACAGAATGATTAAGCAAAGCGGAGTGAAGTGCCTTAGCGAGAGCCGGAACAGACTGATAACCTATAACGTTTTGGGCGGTGTAATACAAGCGATAAAGGCCAATTGCGTCCGCAGAATTGAGCCGAGAAAAGCCATTACATTTGGGGAAAAATAGTAATTTAAGCGACCGGCTTGGAAAGATTTCAACGGATTTAGAGCCGAGCAAGCGATTGTGGGAATTAACAAGGAAAGTGGCATCCGCATATATCTCTTTTTTAATATAGCGGTAATAAGACGTACCGAAGTATTTAGAATGCGAGGAGAACGGACATAAGAAGCGATTTTGATATATAGAGGGTAAGTCGCAAGCGCTATTGATATAAGACGCAACGTAGTTAGAAGCGTGTCCTCTTGATTTAGAGTAATTGACACGACCAAAGCGCCACGCTTGACATATAGTTTTTCCAATAACCGAGGAGATTTCGGAAGAGTTGAAGTAAAAGAGGAGGTGGAAATGTATACGGAAAGATTTAGGTCCGTATTCTGATACAGCGTAGTAACGGATTTTTTCATCAATGTTATATTTACGTTTGAGGGTTATTCGGAGACGTTTAAGGAAGTTCTGTAAATCAGATTTGAGAGGGTAGGAAATGTGCATGCCACCAAGTTTGCATTTATTACACATCCGGACAGCCTTTTCAAGAGGAATTTTAACATCAAGAGCAAGGGCATTGCCGTAGTTATCCTTATCTCTACGACAGACGGAGAAAATATCGAAAGTATTATCGCCATTATAACCGAGCCAAGCCTTTGGGATGAAGTTTTTAGAATATGTAAGAGTAGCGAAATAGGTGTAAACGTTATCGTTAGATTCGCATTCGCAAAGACGTGAGAAATATGCTCCACGCTTGTTTACACAATAGGCACATTTGCCACAAGAGGTGACAATTTTATCACCAAAAGAGTTATAGACAACTCGAGGGCGTAGACAGGTATGGAGCAATCTCTCAAACATCAATGAATAACTATGAGTGAAGAACGAATGTTAAAATGAAAGTTGGTTACCTCCTAAAGCACCGAGAATTGCGGTAAGAATGTAGGTAAGCCATTTGATAAGATTCTTTTTAGCAGTTGGTTTCATTTATAAAAGTTTTAAATTTAACGTTTAGAGCCTTCGTTGTCAAGAAGTTCGGGGTGCGAAACGAAATCCGGAAGTTCTTGGATTAAGAAAATAGAGTTGGGAAACTCGAACATGAGTGTTTGAATCTGTTCAGCAGGACAGCGCACAAGGTGCGGTTTAGCGCCAGGGATTTTTGTAGTGGTGATTGACACAAGATAGTTGATAGTTTTTTCCATAATTATTTATTTAGAGTTAATAAAATCAGACAAAGTTGAGCAACCAACGAAATTCCTAACCTTATAGTCAATTTGTTGTATTTGTCCTTGCTTGTCAAAATAAACAAGATGTATGACACGGACATAACCACGAAGTTTGTACAATGATGAGAGGACTTCAACAAGAGGAGTAGAAAAAAATTCAGACCTGGAACTATAGTTATACAGATAGTAATAAGAGCCACTACTAGTCATCTTATGATAAACAATATCCAAAGACTGAATGCAGCAAGGGGAAAGTTTTTGTAAACTTCTGATAATCTCATTCTTCTTCATAATTAAAATATTTAATTGGTTAGTTATTTTCCTATAATTTGTGTTATGATAAATAGAGTGCGGGTGATGTAATGTTTTTGGAGTATCCCAGCCGTAATGCGCACCTTCTCCCTCGCCCATATGCGAGTGGTCAAAAGCATCGAAGTCCGCTCCGCTGCCGTGGTACACACGATG